TTTTTTAAATTCATTAATGGGTACTAAGACTTGGGTTTTCAATGGTTGTGTAGCAATGGCGGCTGGTATGACATCTTTTATAACTAACTATATCTGGAATGACTCCGCAGCTGTTTATACACTATGGTCACTAATGTTTACTGACTGGGTTACCGGTATCATAAAAGGAATAATTAATAAAAGATTTGTAAGCTTTAAAATATGGAGAATGCCTCTGTATTTTGTTGCAACATCATATATCTTACACATTGCTTGGGGTATGGCTAAAGGTAATATTCTTTACTCACCTCTTCCAGGATTAGTTATAGGAGGATTCTATTCAGTATATTTCATATCTTTACTTGAGAATCTAGGTGAAATTAATATGCTTCCTAAATCTTTAGTAAGAGTATTAAAGTCTAGATTTGGATTAAAAAAATTAATAGAGAAAGAAAATGGAGAAAAATCTGAGACAAAGATGGAAAGCTAAAACACCTAAGTTTTGGAAGAAAGTTCAGAAAATTGCAATTATAGCAGGTACAGTTGCAGGACTTATTATTGCTGCACCAATTGCATTACCAGCTACCATAGTAACTGCAGCAACATATGTAGTAACTGCTGGTACAGTAGCAGCTACATTATCTCAGTTAACAGTAGAAGATAGTAAAGAGAAAGAAATTACAAATCCATAAATTATAAATAATGACTAAAAAAGCAAAAAAAATAGAAGACATTGAGGTGGAAGTAAAAACCAAAAAAGTCAAAGCTAAAGTAAAGAAGGAAGGCAAGAAAGTAGATGTAGTAGTTGATACTCCTAAAGTAGATGTTGAAGTTCACACAGATGAAGTAAAGAAAGAATTTACACTAGACAGTAAAAAACTTGATGTGAATGTAACAAAAACAGAAGAAGGTACAAATGTTACAATAGAAGCAGAAAACAATTTTCTTAAAAAAGCGGGAGAATGGCTTTCAAAATTTTTTGTAAATAAGTTTAATAAGAAGTAATGAGTGTATTAGATTTAAATAAGATTAAACAAGTACCACTTTCTGAAAAACAATATGTCAAGGAAGAGACTAAAAAACTTCAGATTGTACTTCACCACACAGCAGGAAACTCTTCAGGTCCTGGAACAATTAAGATGTGGGATAATGATGATAGAGGTAGAATAGCTACCTGTATCACTATATCTGGTAAAGGTTTATCTAAAGATACAATTGATGGAGAAATCTGTCAAGCATTCTCTTCTAAATACTGGGCTTACCATTTAGGTATTAAGCCAGATGTATTTAGAGCAAATGCTTTACCATATAGATCATTGGATCCACTTGCAATTGGTATTGAAATATGCAACTGGGGTCCACTAGAAAATAGAAATGGTAAGTATTATAACTATGTAGGTAGAGAAGTACCAGGAAGTCAAGTATGTGAACTTTCTGTACCATACAAAGGTCATAAATACTACCATGCTTATACAGATGCTCAAATTGAGTCAGTAAAACAATTGCTATTATATTGGAACAAAATCTGGGGAATTCCGATTAAGTATAATGAGAAAGACATGTGGGAAGTATCTAAGAATGCTCTTTCTGCAGAACCAGGTTTGTATACTCATAATTCTTATAGAAGAGATAAATCAGATGTCTCTCCTCAACCTAAGTTAATTGCAATGCTTAAAAGTTTAGTGTGATGAAGTTTAGAAATAATTGGAAAAATCATAAACCTAGTTGGAAAGCATTAACTATAAGATGTAGAATTTCTATGGTAGATTTTTTTTCAATTGAACTTGATCCTGCAAGAAACTTTTATTCAATAACAATTTTAAATCTTACAATTAAGAATAGATAGACCTATACTACATATAGTGATCCAGGTATGTTCTATGCCTGGATTTTTTGTTTAAATATTTCTGGTTTAAACTTTTCTTGTATATTTGTGTAAACTTAAAATATATAAAAAATGGAAAACACAGAAAAAGAAAGAGTATTTACTCCAGAAGAATTAGAAGCAAAAAGAAAAGAAATGCTTAAATTTTATAAGGATTCAATGCCCTATTTAAAAGCTCAGTATGAACATGAAGAGTTATTAATGAAGATTGATGAAGTAAGATTTAAAAGAACAAGTCTTCAAATGCAATATGCAATGATGATGAATCAAATGGAAAATGGCCCTGAAGGTGAAGAAGATGACAAGGAAGAATATCCATTCCCAACACCACAAGAAGTATCTAATGCAGAAGCCATTTCTAGAAAACTTAAAAAGAACTAAAAATGGCTATAGTAAATCAAGTACAAAAGAAAGTAATAATGTCTAAAAAAGATGTTATTAAATTTCAGATACTTACTCATTGTTATATAAATAGAATAACATTGAGTGATTCTGACTTAGAGTGCTTGACTTTGCTTAGTACAGTTGGACCAATTGAATTGTCTAGTTTTTGTTTTGAAGCTTCTGATGAATATAGCATATTCAAGTCAGAGCAAACAGTAAGAAATTGTATTAATAAATGTGAAAAAAATAACTTAATATCAAAAGATGCTAAAAACAAAAAAATAGTAATGATAAATCCTAATTTAAAAATTCAAACAGAAGGCAGTGTATTGTTAGATTATAAATTTCTTGGCAAATGATTCCAAAAAAATCTAGTCAGTTATATAAAGAGTTTGCAGAAGAAATAAATGAACCTGTAGAACTTATAGAAGATTTAATACAAACATACTATAAGAGTATTAGAAATAATTTAACAAATCTTACTTATCCTAGAATTAATGTTGAAGGATTGGGCCAATTTGTTGCTAGGCCAAGTTTAGTAAAGAAATCAATTCAACGGTATAAAAAAGCTTTAGATTCTCATGACACTTCTACTTTTAAAGCATACTATAATAAAAAAATGCTTGAAGATAAAGTAGAGTGTCTTGAAAATCTAGAAAAGAAAATAGATGAATTAGAACTAAAAAAACAAGAGTTTAAAAAACAAAAAGATGAAAACAAGTCTCAAAGAAATTTGGAAGAACCGGAAACAGATAATTGAAGGTATAACAAATTCAATTGTTAAAGATGAATTTGTAGAGCATGTTTCAGAATTAAGAATGGAAATCTGTAATGTGTGTCCTGATAAAGACATAGAAGGTAAAGAATGTGTTATGCCTGGTACTCAACCATGTTGTTCTTTGTGTGGTTGTTCTTTATCATTTAAAACAAGATCTCTATCAACTTCATGTCCTGCAAAAAAATGGGCATCCATAGTATCAGAAAAGAAAGAAGATCAATTAGACAGCTTATGAGTATATTTTTTAATGCACAAGATCATAGTTACAAGAGTATAGACAATGAACATAACATTGTCTGGTATAGTGTAACTACAGTTATATCCTCATTAAAGAAACCTTTTGATGCTAAAAAAACAGCAGAAAAAGTTTCTAAAAAACAAGGATCCAAATGGTTTGGAATTGAACCAAAAATTATTCAAGATATTTGGAGTAATGAAGCTAAGAGAGCTACAGACTTAGGAACATGGTATCATAATCAAAGAGAAGATGATTTGTGTTCTTTAGCATCAATAGAAAGAGAAGGTGTAACTGTTCCAATATTTAAACCACTGCCGTTAAAAGATGGTATTAAATATGCACCAAATCAAAAACTTGAACCAGGAGTTTATCCAGAACATATGGTTTATTTAAAGTCTGCTGGTATTTGTGGTCAATCAGATTTAGTTGAAGTTGTAAATGGAAGAGTTAATATCATTGACTATAAAACTAATAAAGAAATTAAGATGGAGTCATTTAAGGACTGGGAGGGAATTTCAGAGAAGATGCTCCATCCAGTTTCTCATTTAGATGATTGCAACTTTAACCACTATGCTTTACAATTGAGTATTTATATGTATATTATACTTAAGCATAATCCTAAGTTATTGCCAGGTACAATATATATTCATCATATTAAATTTGAGACAGATGGTAAAGATGACTGGGGATATCCTGTAGCAAAGAAAGATATGAATGGGGACCCAATTGTAAAAGATGTTACTCCAATTCCAGTACCTTATTTATATGATGAGGTAATTGCTGTAATGAATCATATAAAAGAAAGTCCTACCTTTATTAAAAAGAAATAAGATGTATGCAAAACTATTTGATGTTCAAAACGGTGTAGTAATACCTACTGAACATTGTTATACACTAAAGGCTCTTAAAGATGTTATGGATGAGTATCCAGATGATTATTTAAAAGTTTACCTCTATTTGTTTTACATGTGCTGTCCTAATCCAGACATGAATCCTTTTTTCTTTGTGCCAGAACAAGATAAAGAGTATATTATTCTAAAAGAAATAGAAGCAGAGTTTTCTACTGAGGATGACACAATCTTTGCAGCATTAAGGTTTTGTGAAAAGATGTATGAAACACCTACATCCAGAGCATACAAAGGTATTGCATCTTTGTTAGATAGATTAGCTAGATATATGGAAATAACACCTATTACACATGGGCGGGATGGTAATATGAATTCATTAATAGCTGCTGCTAAAAATTATGAATCAATAAGACAATCTTTTAAAGGAGCATACAAAGATCTTCAAGAAGAACAATC